AAGGTTGAAGACTCCCGGAAAATACTCTTGTGAGAATTCTTCCACCCAGACCCGACCTGTGCTGCTGGGTTTGTGTGGTGCGCGACCGCCACTGATGGTACAGGTTTCTCCACGAAAATCGGTGACGACATCCCCGACTCGCACGGGCTCGCCTGTGGTCATGTTGAAGAGGGTTTTCATTTCGGATTTGATAATTTGATTCATGATGGTTCCTTTGTGAGACCCGCTTGCGCGGGTCTCAGGTTAATTGTTTAAGAGCAGACGATTTCGTATTTGGCGATCTCTTTGATTTCGACCCCAGTCTGGACTCGCTTGCAGGTCTCGCTGTTGTCCTTGATGTTTGCTTCAATTGTGAGAGTGAATTCGACCCCACCGATTTTTGTCTCAAAATTGTACGAACGGGAGGCGCAGCCACTGTCGGCATAATCACGGCTCTTTTTCGCATTCAATCCCATTTCAAGAATGAATTCAATAATGGCCGGAATGGTTCCTGTGCTCAGGGAATCCACAGTATCATCAATGGAAACATGAAGACTATTGAAGCCCACGCCCCATGATGTAGGGTTAGCGTATACATATTTGCCGAAACCCCTAGACTCGCAGAATTTGGCAATGGTGTTTGCGACAGCGTACGCTGGTGCGAATGCGTCAGACTGTGCAGCCAGTGCATTAATGGTTTCGCGAGTGCGAACGATGTCAGCCCGTTTGTCTGCAATGGTGCGAGCGAAAGAAAAAATGTTTGCTTTGCGTGACATAATATTAAATCCTATAAGTTAGTTAGTACATGCTGGTCTCTTGCACCCATGAATTAAATTATACCCATGTCTGGCATTTAATGGATAAAAAGTTGGGATGGGTGGTGATAGTAGTGACCCCCCACAGGCCCCCCAAGCTGGCACCCCGCCCCCACCCAAGACATCCCCTGCTCTCATAACAAGGTCAATTTTTTAGGTTTCTTTAAACTACCAACATATTCCCAATTTATTTACCCCCCGCCCCCACAAAAGCACTTCCAAAATTTTTTTCCTGTGGTACATTCGGCAAATGCACAGCTCAATCAACTCAGATCAGCTGCTGCGTGAACTTGCTTTATCCATAGCGCGAAACGATGTGGGGGCTAAATTGCCGATCCACAGTGTTATTGCAGGAGAGGGCCTCACGCAGACAGAATACGATCAAATAGCAGCAAACCCCCAGTTCCAACGCTACTTGGAGGCGTATACGACTGAGCTAAAGGACAATGGGTTCTCCTTTTCAGCCAAAAGCAGGGTACTTGCGGAAGATTTGCTGCCAGTTGCGTACCACATGGCTAAAGACCCAGACGTTCCAGCCGCTACAAGGGCGAAAATGATCGAAAATCTGGTCGATTGGGCCGATTTGAAGCCAAAAAACAACGGAATTTCCACTGCTGGGCCGGGTTTTTCGATCACAATTAACCTCCCAAGCACCCCTAATTCAGCCCCAAAAACGCTGGTTTTGGAGGCAGAACCACAAGAAATTGTCGAAAAAGCTCTTCCGCAGCCTATTTTGCTGGTCGAAGGCGATGAGTACGAGTACGCAGGGGATGACTATCTATGAGCGTTAACTACACTCCGGTGCCTAGCGTAACGCCCTACATTCTCAGCGACAAGTTTCAAAGTTTCATCGTCGGGCCAGTGGGCTCCACCAAGACGACTGCGTCTCTCATGAAGATACCCATTGAGGCACGGAAGATTGCACCGTGTGTAGACGGCATCCGCAGGTCTCGTTGTGCAGTCGTGCGGAACACGCGGCAGATGCTGCTGGACTCGACCATCAAGGACTTCTTGGCGTTGTTCCCAGAGGGGCAGGCCGGTGTCTACCACCGCACAGAGCTACGGTTCACCCTGAAGTTCGATGATGTAGAGTGCGACATTTTGTTCCGGGGGCTGGACGATGCCAACGACGTGCGGCGGCTCCTCTCGCTACAGTTGTCCTTTGCCATGGTGGACGAGTTGCGGGAGATCAACTCGGACGTGTTCGACGCGCTGACCGGACGACTGGGACGCTATCCCAACGGGATGATGGTGCCGCACCGGCCACAGTGGGGGGTTGACGATAAGGGTAATCCCGTACAGGGATGCGTCGATGACAACGGCGTGCAGATGAAGAAAGTCTGGGGCGCGACCAACCCGCCTGACCTCGACGCACACTGGGAGCAGTACCTCACCAACGCAGACCCAGAGAAGGTGCATGTGACGATACAGCCGAGCGGCTTGTCCGAGGAAGCTGACTGGGTGCAGCACTTGCCATCGCACTACTACGAGGACTTGTGTGAGGGCAAGAGTGAAGACTGGGTGGACGTGTATGTCCACGGCAAATGGGGCAAGAGTCTCTCGGGCTTGCCGGTGTATGACAAGACGTTCACATCGGACTTTCACGTCGCCAAAGAGAACATCAAGCCGATACAGAATGCCGACTATCCCATCACCATCGGACTGGACTTTGGACGCACACCATCGGCTGTCTTTATGCAGCGAGACCCGCGTGGTCGGGTACTGGTGCTTAGTGAGATCACCAGCGAGAACATGGGCATCGAGACGTTTATCACCACGAAACTCAACCCACACATATCCAACACATACCAAGGGTATCAGTTCATCGTTGCGCCTGACCCAGCGGGGTTTATGAAGCAGCAGCTTAACGAGATGACGCTGGTGGATGCGCTCAAGAACGCTGGGTTTAAGTGCGTGAAGCCGCCGACCAACGACCCGGATAAACGCATCGCGGCAGTCGAGCGCCTGCTCGCCCAGCAGCTGGAGGGCAAGGCGATGTACCTCATCGACCCACGGTGCAGTATGCTCATCAAGGGCTTCAGGTCTGGATACCGGTATCGGGTCAAGAAAAGTGGCGAGATGGAAGACAAGCCGGACAAGAACGAGTGGTCACACGTGCATGACGCCAATCAGTACGGCTGCGCGGTTATCGACATGAACATCCGTGGTTTTGGCTTGGCGCAAGGGCGGCGGGAGATTAAGAAGTCCAGTTACGCCTATACTTGACCGCCACCCCTGCGGGGGTACAATCAAATTTAATTTCCTCTTGGAGCCACAATGGCAACAGGCATCGCGCTTATACCCGTCGCTCGCAGTTCTGATCTGGAACGAGAGTCCCAGAAACGCAACACCGAGATGCAGGCCACTCCTGTTATTCAGGGTTTGGCTGCTCACGCTCGCAAACGCTGGGAATCTGCCCGTGAGGCGAAGCGGACGATTGAGGAGAGAATGCTACAGTGCCTGCGCCAGCGCAATGGCGAGTACGACCCCGACAAGCTCGCTGAGATTAAGCGCCAAGGCGGCTCAGAAATTTACATCCAGCTTACATCCGTGAAATGCCGCGCTGCTACAAGCTGGCTGCGGGATACCCTGCTGGGGGTAGGCTCAGACAGGCCGTGGAGCCTTGAGGCTACGCCAGAACCCACCCTCCCACCCGAGTTGATGCAAGAACTTATGGCGAGCATGCAGCAGCAGTTGCAGGCCATCATGGAGCAGGGCGAAGTTCCGCCAGACGCTGTACAGCTACGCGAAGCCGCCATGCAGATGAAAGACGCGATGATGCGCAAGCTGCGGGAAGAAGCCAACGAGCGCGTTGACCGTATGGAACTGAAGATGGAAGACCAGCTTATCGAAGGTGGTTGGACAGACGCGCTAAATGCGTTCTTGGATGACGTAGTGACGTTCCCGTACGCTGTGATGAAGGGCCCAGTCAAGCGCAAGCGCAAGACCTTAGCTTGGCAAAATGGTGAGTTGGTTCCAGCAGAAGAGATTCGCAACGAGTGGGAGCGTGTTGACCCGTTCATGCTCTACTGGGCACCATGGTGTTCAGACATCCAAGACGGCTTCATCGTTGAGCGTCACCGCATGACACGCGAAGACCTGCAAGCCCTGATGGGTGTGCCGGGTTACAACGACGACGCCATTCGCGCCGTGCTCAATAGCTTTGACTCGGGCAACCTGAACGAGTGGCTCTGGACAGACAGCGCTCAAGCTACAGCCGAAGGCAAGGACACCACACAGACCATCTTTACGACAGACCTGATCGACGCCTTGCAGATGTGGGACAGCGTCAAGGGCAGCGACTTGCTCACTTGGGGCCTGTCGAAGAAAGAGATTCCAGACCCAGACCTTAACTACCCATGCGAAGTGTGGTTGGTGGGCTCTACCGTCATTCGCGCCGTGCTGAACTATGACCCGTTGGGCCGTAAGCCGTACTACGTGACTTCCTACGAGAAAGTCCCCGGCGCTGTCGCCGGTAAGGGCGTGGCCGACCTGTGCCGCGACTCCCAGAACATGGTGAACGCCGCTGCTCGCAGTTTGGCAAACAACATGGGTATTAGCTCTGGCCCACAGGTTGGTGTCAATGTGTCACGCCTGCCACCGGGCGAAGACATCACCGAGATGTACCCATGGAAAATTTGGCAGTTCCAGAGTTCGGAGTTCAACGACGGCTCGCAGCCTCTGACATTCTTCCAGCCTAGCAGCAACGCCAACGAACTCATGGCCGTGTTCGAGAAATTCTCCGCACGCGCTGACGAAGACACGATGATTCCACGGTACATGACTGGCGAGAGTTCTCCGGGCGCTGGCCGTAC